ATTAAATAAGCACCTACTGATCCGGGGATCATAGCAGTAAGACCAATTGCTGCTGGTATAAGAGCAAGAGCACCTCCAACAACTTCCATACTTGCCATAGATTTTAATCCTTCTGATAGTCCCTTTAAAAACTCCTTAACTCCTTTACCTGCATCTTCATCTATTCCTTTTGACTTATCCGCAGAATCCGAAATATCATCTACTTTATCTTTAATTTTATCTGTAATTTTATCTTTTAAACCTGAAACTTTATCTTTTGCACCTGAAGCTACTTTAGAAATAGCTCCCCCTTTTGGTGCTCTTTCACCTCCAGGCATGAATTGTCCACCTTTATAAAATTTTCCAGCAACCCCATCAGTACCTTTAAATGCACCTATTAATGAATTTCCATATTTTTTAGCGGAGGAGATTAATCCTTTAAATCCACCTTCACTTTTGTTAAAAAACCCCATCATAGATTTACCTGCATCTTTAATACCACCAAATGCTTTGCCCATTTTACCAAATGCGCTCGTAATACCACCTAGTTTAGTTAATAAGGCAACACCCATTAAGGCATAAATTACCTTAGAATTTGATACTATTTTAGCAATAAATCCAATTATAGGAGCAAATGCTTGTCCTATTTTTCCTAAAGCTTGAGCAATTTGCTCTTGTGCCGTTCTGTTCTTTTGGGATTCAAGAGTTTGTTTTTGAGCAGCATTTAAAGAATCTTCATTTAAACCAGCTTTTAAGTCTTCTTGTAACAACATTCCAGCTAATTCATCACTAGTCATGCCCATAGCTTTTGCTGTAGCTTCTTGTTGAATGCGATTCATTTTAGCAAAATCTGCTGATGTTCCTATTTGTTTACTCATTTCTTTAGCTACTGTAGCTAAATCATTAGTTAAAGCAGCTTCTCTTGCTTTTTCTAAGTTAAGACTCTTTCCAGTTAATAACTCAGCTTCCATTTCTGCTGATATTGACTGTTCAAATTGAAGTAAACTTCCTGCTATTTTATCTACTTGCTCTAGGCTCATTCCTATACCAGCAGCGGCTGATGCAGCTTCTGTTAATTTTCCAGGCATGCCCGCAAATTTAGTTAATACACCTTGTGATGTATTAGCAATGTCATCTAGTACTTTTCTACTATTTATAGCAGCACCATTTTGTTTATTAAAACTATTAACTCCCTGTATTATAGATTCATTATTTTCTCTAACAGATGTTCCATTTAATTTAGATAATTTGGCCAAGTTAGCAGCTGCTTTACCTGCCATGCCCATTTCATCTGTCATTTGAGCTACTTCTAAAATATCTTCTGGAGAAAATATATCAGTAGCACTCATTTTTAATTCTGAGGTTAATGCTGTAGCTGCTTTAATGTAATCAGCCATATTAACATAACCCATATTAGCAGTTGCAAGAGAAGCTTCGACACCATTAAGGTCTTGTCCCGTTTGTCTTGCAAAATCAGTTGCTGCTTTGTCTACATCATTAAATCCTTTAATTAAAGCTCCAAATATTACTGTGGGATCCATTAATGAACCTCCAATATTTGTAAATGCTGATTTTATACCAACACCTAAAACTTTCATTTTACCTCCTAGAGCACCTGAGGATTTTGTCCCTCGTGCAATTTCATCTGCCATTTTTTGCATGTCAGATGTTACTTTCTCTAGTCCTAAAGATTGTGCAAATTTTCCTCCTAATTGATTTAAACCTTTCATCAATCCTCCCCCTATCCCCATCAACCTATTAGATTCTTTACGAATATCTACTTCTTTTTCTATTTTATCTAATAACTCTTGCTCTATTTGGAAATTTTGTTTAGATGCTCTAATTAAAGTAACTTCTTCTTTTGAAAGTTTCTTTTTAGCTGCTATAGATTTAAGGGTGGTTTCAAATGCCGCACCACTTAAACTCATTAATTCTTTACCTGTACTTGCTGTAAGTTTTTCTACTTGTAGAGCATTAGTTCTATTTTTAAGTTCTTCAACTGATGAAGCAGCATTTTGTTTTAATTTGTCTAATTGACTATCTTTTAACCTGTTTATGCCAACTTCTTGATCAGAAAGTTTTCTTGCTATAGAATCGAGTTTATTATACTCTTTTTTTACATCTTTTACGTTATTAATTTGATTGCCTAATTCAGCAGATATAGAACGAAGAGTGTCTCTATAATCATTAAAAGATTCAGCTGAGTCATTAACTGAATCGGTAAACCTACCCATATTATCAGCTGCAGATTTAGCAGAGTCAGAAGCTCCATCCATATTGCCTTTTAAATCTTTAGCAGATTTATTAGCATTATTTAGATTTTTATTTAGTCCATCGGCCATTTTTGGAATATTTGATTATAAATATTAAAAAATCTAGTTTTTAGCCCGTTTTGTTGAATAGGCCGGTTTAGAAGCATTACCTTTTTCCATAAAAGATGGGGTTTGAACCATACCATCTGTGTCAATAACAGTAGATGTACCTTTACCATTAGATTGTGCCTTTTTATAATCAGCTGCTTCTTTTTCAAAAAATTCTTTCATTTTAGAAAATGTAAAGTTGCGCAACCATATAGGCATAGTGTATATAGTGTGGAAGTCATAACCTCCTTTTCCATGGAATACTATCTCATGGATTTGATTAAATAATTCGAATCTATACCTCTGCGTCAGGCCAAAAAAAGTTAAGATTAATAGGAATAGTGATGTCCTCCGTGCCACCACTAGTCTCTACTGGTATTGTTAATTCAACATCTGGTTGTGTATTTGCTATATGTTTTCTAAGCGCTCTTGAATCCATAGCTAGAAAATAATTATCAACAAACTCTCTTATTGATTTTTTTTCTTCATCTTTATCTACAGATACAATCATGTATTTTAATCTTGTAGATAGTTCTGGGTTTGCGTTTTTGTTAATTTTCTTTAAACCTTTAATTTCGGCAGCAATTTTTTTCTCATCATTTGCTGTTAGAATTTTATATTCAATTTCAGTTTTGGAATTTGGTAAAGTAAATGGAAATCTATTTTCACCTTTTTTAATTGAATCTTCATCAAATTCTTTATTATCAATTTCACTTAAGTCAACTTCTACTTCTTCTCCTTTATATTCAAATTTGTAATCTTTACCATATCCTAAAACTCTAGCAGCTATAAGCAATGCGTTTTTATCGCCAGTAATTAAATCATTATACACTATGTCGGAGACTATAAGTGATTGCAGTAACTTGTCTAATACCGTGCCAGCTTCGATGTATGATTGGTTAGTTAGTATATCTTCTTCCTTAGCAGTCATGTATTTCATTTCTACTTTTCCACTTGATAAATTGTTATCTTTAGGGTAAATTAGACCCTTTGAAGGTAGGTCTATCGTTTCGGTAGGAAACTTCAGTTTTTTTTCTTCCATATCTTTTATTTATTAATAACTTTAATTCTAGTAATACATATTAAAAATACAAAAAAGCTTGACATAAGCCAAGCTATTTTTTGCAATATTTGATATTTTTTTAAAAGTTTAGTACTGCATAATCCATTGATATTGTTAAAGCAATAGTTTGAGCTTCAGCACCTGTATCCCAGTTAAATCCTTTAAATCCTGCATCTACTATAAATGCGCCTTTAATTACCCATTCTGATACTACGTCACCTACTGGACCTAGAACGTTGATTGTTAAATCTTTCTTATAAAAATCAGAATAACCATCTCTACCTGTTACAGATTCATGATGTAGTCTTACCCACTCCATTACCGCTTGAGCACCTGATGGTGTAATTGGATCATAAAGAGTCATACTTAAATTTTCCCATTTTGATTTACCTTTAACTTTTCTCTCAACATTGATGTGATTTAAAGTTACTATTTCTTGTGATATTTTCACTTCACCTACTTCTTTTATCATATATGATGGAATTCCATCTACATACATAATAAACCTATTAGCTTGTTTTGGTTCAAATGCTGTGAAAAATATTTCGTTGGGATTTAATACTGCCATTTTGTTTTATCTTTTAATTCTATTATAAATATCTAATTTCTATGTTTTTATGCCGGGAAAGTAGCTCCTGTTGGTAAAATGTTGAAATCTAGGTATATAAATTCTGCTGTTTTTGTAGGTTGAACAAATATTTGACCCACTAATTGATTCCTATCAATAACATCTGGTGTGTTGTTACTATCATCCATTACTACTTTAAAAGCAAATAATCCTTGTCTTTGTTGTACACTTTCTAAAAATGGATTTACTTGTCCTAAGAAATTATTTCTAGTAGCTGCTGTATTTTGTTCAAATACTAAATTATCTGCTACTTGTGAAATAAATGATTTTAGACTAATTAATAATCTTCTAACATTTACTCTATCTAAAGCACTTGCTCTTGTTTGTAGTGTTTTTTGGCCAAATACTACTACTCCTCTTCCAGGGAATGTAGCTATTGGATTAACTTTTCCTACATATAGACTATCTCTATTTGTTTGTGTTAATTTTCTTTCTGCTTGTCTTACTACTCCTAATCCACCTCTATTAATACCTGCGGGTGCAAACCAAGTTTCTGCTGAAGCATCATTAGCTGCATATACTCCTGGTATTAATGTTGAAGCTGGAACCCATGCTAATTGTCCTGTGCTTGGGTCAGTAATTTGACACCATGGCCAATATGTTGCTGTATATGATGAATCTATACTTGCTGCTGTTGAAATTACATTTGTAATTGAAGCTCCATAATTTACAGTATCTGCTATTACTATAGCATCTCCTCTAGTTGCTGTATTATCAATTAATGAGTTTAAAGGTGTTGGATAATCAACATAAACTAAACCTGGTACTGTGATAATATTGTATTTAAATTCATCTTTATTTGCTAATAAATTAATTGCATCTGTATAATTTGCTTCTACTAATCCTTGTGTGTTTGTAGAGTTTATAGTATCATAAAAATTAGCTCCGGCTTTAAGACCACCTTCAGCATCTCCAAATGTACCTGCAGAAGCGATTGGAATTGAAGCTGTATATTGAGATTTTGCATTTCCATCATTATCTAAATAATCTGGTGTTTTTTTATCTACTGATTTTACTCTTATATACCTTGAAGCGTTAGGAAAATTACCTGATTGTTGTAAGTAAGGTTCTGCTGTTCCACTACCTAGTAATGTAGTCGTTTGATCACCAATTACTCTAGCTATATATCCTGAAGATTTTGGATCCAATGATAAGTTTGTGTAAGATTCTAATACTCTTTTTGATTTTGTATTATCATCTCCTCTTCTAACTAAAAGTGTAAATGTTCCTGATGATGTATCTGGTGTTGTTATTTCCCATCTAACATTATTAGAACTACCACTTGGTAAAGCTCCTTTTGAAGTTAATGTACTAGTACTATTCATTATAGTTCCAGAACCAATTGTTTCTAATGTAAAAGCAGTACCCGCAGCAAGTGCTGGTGCATTTGAACCTGAAATAAATGATGATGTAGCAGCAGAATATGAACCTGATACTACTCTAGTTACTATTAATGAAGTACCTCCACCTTGGAAATAATTAAATGCTGAAATACTTGTAAAGTATGAGTATTCATCTGAACCACTCTGCAAAGCACCACCAAAAGTAGCTAAATATTCGGAAAAAGTAGTAACCAAAGTTGGTCTTTCTACTGGGCCTAATACTGTTGGACCTATAATTGCTGCTCCCGCTTGTACAGGTTGTGAGGTGATTTGGGATTGATCTTGCTCTCTTGCTAATACCCCAGGGGAAATTAATGTTTCTGCCATTGTGTGTTATTTTTATGATAAATATGTCAAAATTTTTTAAAAATCTATTTTATGGGTAAAAATTCACCAGAATCTAAAGAAATGGATCCTTCTCCATACTTAGTTTCTAATTCTTTTGCTAAAACTATTTCTTCTTTTTGTAAATTTAAAAGTGTTTCTTTTAGAGATTCTTTTTGTATGTTTAAATTCATTATTTGAATTTCTAAATTTCCTAAAGTATTTGTTAAATTGGTGAAATTTTGTCTTAATTCTTTTAATTTACTAATTTCTTTTTTGTCTAAAACTATTTTTTTTTCCATGGTTATAAATATCGGTTAATTTGTTAAAAATGTAATTTATTGTTGATAAATGTAAAATGTTTTTTTTAGGTATCCAAATTATAATATTATTAACCCCTTGATACAGCGATTTTACCATCTCTTGCATCCACCCATAATCGTCCTGATACTCCTGGGTCTGAATCTGGTAAACTATTAAAATTAATTTGACTTGCATTTATTATCATATTACCTCCAGATGGAATGTTTAATGATGAAGTTTTTAATTTTCCTTCATTACCTGCACTATCTCTTACTTCTAAACCATTAGTTGCATCAAATTTTAAAGCTCCTACCTTTGCTCTTGTAGTGGCATCTCTAAATTCTAATGTTTCACCATCTGTAATAATGTGATTAAATGATCCTGTTGTTGCAGTTATTGTTGATTCTTGGAAACTACAACTTATATTGCCTGATGCTGTTATAGCACCTGTACCTACGCTTCCACCAACAGTTAGATCATTAACAACATTTAAATTTCCAGCAGATGTTATACTAACCTGTGAGTTAGTATTATTAGTTCCAAAATTTATAGTACCAGTACCAGTTGTAGTTGTAAAAAACATTGATCTGTTAGCAAAATTGTGTATCATGTTGAATTGATTATCTCCGTCTATTTCAAACTCAAAACCTCCTGCTGCGTTAGCTACAAACTTAGTACATTCTATTTCACCACTTGCTTTAATATTTCCAGTTACGTCAAGTGCTTCAGTTGGTGAATTAGTCCCTATACCAACATTACCATTTTGTAAGAAAGTCACTTTAGTTACATAAGTACTAAAATCATTGTTTGCGGTTCTTAAAGTCATCTTACCAGTACTGTTAATAAAAGCCCAATTTTCGTTATTTGTATCGGTTTCATTGAACTGAAGTATTGGTGATGTGCTAGATATTTTAATATTTCCGGTTACGTCAAGTGCTTCAGTTGGTGAAGTAGTCCCAATTCCAACTTTTCCCTGACCATTAATTACTACTAATTCATTGTTAGTATTAGTTCCAAATTCTGCAATATTTCCTGTTGATAATTGTCTTACATTTAATACAGAATTAGTACCTGTTGATGTTCTTTGGAATAATACAGAACCATCTGAGTTTTGTATACTTCCTAAGGATGTTATAGTTCCTCCACTAATATTTCCTGAAACTATAGTTGAGCCTGTTACTTGTAAATCATTTGTTGTAGCATAATATGAACCTGTTTCAATAAATATTCCAGCACCGCCACCACTACCTCCATAGGATCCAGTTCTATATAACTGTCCAGTAGAGGTGTCAACTACTACTGTTTTGTATCCAGTGTTGCTATTATCCGCAATATTAGGTATTTTTACACCTGTACCATCTAATATTATCTCACTAACTGTGTTTGTAATTGTTAAATTTCCTGTACGATTAGTAATACTACCGTTGGAATTATCATGGCTTATATTTAATCTACCTATATCCGCTTGCAGTAAATCACCAAAAGTTAAAGGTAGATTTGCCGTCATATTAGCTGATCCATCTGTTACATCTAGTGTAGGGCTTGTAAATGTTAAAGCCTCTATGTCTCCACTAGCACTTATATTGCTAGATGCTGTTAAGGGTACATTAATGGTTACACCTGTTTTAGCTATTTTCCCATCTACACCTAAAGGGGCTTCATCTATTATATCTGTACGGAGCTTACCAGACTGTATTACTCGAACTTCACTTCCAACTATAGTTGCACTTCCAGCTATATTACCTGTACCATCAATTACTACTAAGTTATTGTTAGTATTAGTTCCAAATTCTGCAATATTTCCTGATGATAATTGTCTTACATTTAATACAGAATTAGTACCTGTTGATGTTCTTTGGAATAATACACTACCATCTAAGTTTTGTATATTTCCATTAGCACTTATATTTCCTGAAGAGGTTATGTTTGTATTTACCTCAAAGCCTTTATCAGGAGCAATAGATGCCGTAACACTACCACTTTCAATCCTAGATAGATTTAATCCAGTTATTCCTGCTGCGGGTATATTAGTTAATCCTGCCCCATCACCTGTAATTATACCTCCAGTTACTGTGAAATTTTGATTAGAAATTATAACTGGAACAGATGCAAATGATAAATTAGCAGATCCTGCTGATATTAAGGTATTACCCTGATTTACTATTTGTAAAAGGTTTGAGGTGGTTTGAGTTATATAACTATCGCTACCATTATCTCCATCTAAAATTAATTTAGAGTTTCTAGGTATTGATGTATTCCCACCAGCTGTAATAGTACCTGTAGTAGTTATATCTGCTGTAGTTACATTATTATCTTTAAGTAATGTACCCTCTATGGTTACACCAGAGGTAGATGTTTTTTCAGTTATTGTATTTGTAAAAACTGCAGGGGTTCGAACTTGACTTCCAAATACAACTCCACTTGCACTCATAACACCTGATGCTGTAATACCTCCTATAAAAGTATGTGTATCAGAAGGTTCATCTCCAAATATATTTGATCCTGAAGTATAGATTGTTGATGAAGTAACAAATGATGAAGATATATTAACAACTTGTAAATTACTTGCTGTAATATTAGTTACATTTAAGCTACCAGGACCTAGGACAGAATCTGAAATTGTTAATCCTCCTAATTTAATTGTAGTAGAACCAGTAATTGCTAAAGATCCAGATAAGTTAATATCATAATCTTCTTCTCCAGTAAATGCATCTATTGACTGGGTGACTTGATGTGGAAGAACTAATTGATTAGTTACTATTCCTACTTTTGAGAGTTTTTTAGCCATTTAAATTTTGTTATAAATATGTAAATTATAGATAAAGAATAAAAGTTTTATAATTTTTTAGTTATTAGTTTATAATTAAATAAATCTTTTGAAGTATTGTAATATTTTTGGTTTGATGATATATGATCTAATTTTGTAATACCATTTTCTACTTTATATTCATTTGTTTTAAATACAGAATGGACTTCCAAATCATTAGGTGACCAATACGTGTATTTGCCTCCAGGTTTTAATAAATTAGGTACTATTTTATGAAATAGATCTAACGACTCTTTCCAAGTATCAAAATAAATACCATCAAATTTAGGCAATTCATCATAAACATTTTGCCATTTATCAAACAAACAGGTAACATTAGATTTTTTACCCCATCCATCATTTTTCATTTTATTTTGTACATCTGGATGTGCTTCTATAATCCAATGTTCTTGTACTTGATGAGATTGAATGTAAGTGTCTATAAGCCCTAATCCAAATCCTACATTAAGTATTTTTCCTTTGTTATGACATATTAAGGATGCTGCATCTTTCATTATAGGATCTTCCCACCCCATCATAACTGGTTGAGCATTAGGAGTTAATAGTCTGTTATCTTTTGTAAAATAAACTTTGTTATTTAAGTACTCTATATGTTTATCTTTACTATTTAAATATTCTGTATGTTTATTTAAGTTATTCATTAACAAATGCCTTGCTCAATTATTTCTCCACTTTCAACTGTTTTTGTTTGAAAACCTCTTCCTGGACTGTATTTAAAAGTTCCGTCGGGAGCTGAACTAGTGCCTCCGCTATTTGTATATACATTGTCTCCAGTCGCTGGGCTTGTTCCTGTCCCATCAAAATACCATGTGTCGGTAGATACATCTTCAGCGTTACATGCGGCTTCTCCACCTTCAAATGGATTTCCATTTGAGTCTAAAATAGCCGTAAAAGATGTAAGTGAAACAGCACTTTGACCATAGAAACTAGTAGCTAAATTAACTGGTTGACCTGCTGTAATAGGTGTTGATAATTTAGTACCTAAATTTGATAAAGATATATTAGTTTGAGATACACTAAATTCAGTGGCTACTTGACTTGAAGATATAGGTCCTGATGCTGGTAATGCCATTATTTAGATTTTTTAAGTTCTTCTATTTCGGCTTTTAATTCTTTTATTGATTCTATTAATAATGGAACTATTTTTTCATATTTAACTGCTTTATAACCGTTATCTCTAGTTTGAACTACTTCAGGTAATACTTCTTCAATTTCTTGTGCTATTACTCCTACATCATGCCCTTCATTCCCGTGTATAGATAATTTTTCGTCTTCAGTTAATTCTTTCCAATCAAATTCAACACCTGAAATTTGAGATACTTTATCTAATGCATTTTTAATTGGTTTAATATTTTCTTTTAATTTTTTATCTGATGATGAAAATGCTACAATATCATTTGAAGCATCTATCCTACCTACTGTTGTTGATGGAGTAATAGCTCCAACTGATAAAGAAACTGTTGACTTTAATGCCCCAGTATTAGTTATAATAACTCTTGAGTTAGTGTTATTGGTTCCAAATTTAATTTCTCCTGTACCTGCTGCTGTTAAAAAGAACATACTTTGGTTAGCTACAGTATGTCTCATATTAAAACCATTGGCACCTTCTATGTCAAATTCAAAAGAAGCTCCTGCATTAGCTATAAACTTAGTACATTCCATAGTACCAGTTGTTTCTAATGTTGTTCCATCAAAAGTTAAAGCAGATTCACCATTTAAAGCTGTAGCACTAGAAAAGGTAGCTACTCTATTGTTAGATCCATTAGCCGATGTAACTGTACCTGCATTAGTTGTGTAACCTGCTCCGTTGGTTATTGCATTGTTATTTAATGATATATTAGCTGATCCATTAAATGAAACTCCGGCAATATTTCTTGCTGATGCTAATATTGTGGCCGTTGCTGCATTACCTGCAGTATCAGCATCTATGGCATCGGTCTGTGTAGTAACAAATGTATGTATTTGATCTGCCGTTGCTAATGCTGCTCCACCATTTGCAATTGCTGCCGTTTTTGCAGACAATGTTCTTGCTGCACTACCATTAAATGTTGTTCCGGAATTTAATTGAACCGTTGCATTATCAACTGTCAATGCTGCTGTGTTTGTACCAATTGTTGTGCTATTAAATGCATTTGAACCTAATTCTCTAATTCCAACTGCTCCATCTCCATCAATCATTAATGAAGTTGCTTCAGAACTTAAATTTGTAGGGGCTGATATATTTAATCCTTCTGTGCCTAATGTATTAGATGAATATGTAAATCCACTATCCGTGGTAAATGAAGTTGTTCCATTATAAATTGGAACTCTATTTGTTGTACCATTACCAGTTAATGTTCCAGCATTTGTTGTGTAACCTGCTCCATTAGTTATTGAATTATTATTTAATGATATATTAGCGGATCCATCAAATGATACATCTGCAATAGTTCTTGCGGTTGCTAATGTTGTAGCTGTTGCAGCATTACCCGTTGTATTTTGATTAAAAGTTGGGAATGTAATATTACTAGTATCTCCAATTGTTGGAGATGTTAATGTTTTATTTGTTAATGTTTGAGTAGAAGTTAATTGAACAATATTAGAATTTGTAATACTTGCTATTTTTGTTGAGGTTGCCGCGTTACCAGATGTATCAGCTGCATTATTAGGTATATTACCAGATACTATCTCGCCTCTAATAGTAGCAGAAGATTTATTTTCTACATTATTTAAACTTAAATCTGTTTTTACTTCAGAAGTGCTCCTGCCTTCTATGGTGTTAGCATCTGTAAATTTAGCATAATCATTATCTACAGGTGTACCACTTGTATCTACTGTACCTGTGGGTATATTAAAACCTGTACCTCCTATTGTGATTCTTACAAGAGTATCAAATATACCGGCTCCTGGATTTGCTACTACAACAGTACCTACTGTAGTATTACCTGCTAATGCTGTTGTTCCTGTAGTTCCTAGAGCAAGTGTTGTAAACCCAGCACCATTAGTTATTGAATTATTATTTAATGATATATTAGCTGAACCGTTGAATGATACACCTGCAATAGTTCTTGCAGTTGCTAATATAGTAGCTGTAGCCGCATTACCTGAGGTATCGGCTGCTGTTTCATCTGTTTGAGTAGTTACAAAAGTATGAATTTGGTCTGCTGTTGCTAATCCTGTTCCCGCGTCTGCAATCGCTGCTGTTGTTATTGCTAATGATGGTATTGGACCTGCTCCGTTTGTTACTACAAGTTGGTTTGTAGTAGATGATTGAACTTCAGTAATATCACCAACTGTTGAAGTAGCATATTCTAAAGCATTTCCTGCGGCATTTACTCTTAGTACTTGTAATGCACTTCCTATAGAAGTTAATCCTGTTCCCCCTCTTCCAGTTATTAAAGTAGAGGATAAAGAAGCAGCGGTTCCTGATGTATTTGCTGCTATTGCATCTGTTTGAGTAGTTACAAAGGTATGAATTTGGTCAGCTGTTGCTAAGCCTGTTCCCGCATTTGCTATTGCTGCCGTTACTGCTGAAATAGCAGGGTTTGGACCCGTGCTATTTGCTACTGTTATTTGGTCTGTTGTTGCAGAAGTTACTTCTGTTACATCACCACTACCTTTTGAATTAAAAGTTGACCAATCTGTTGAAGTTAAATATCCATTAGTACTATCATCCGCTGCTGCCATTGAAATAACAGGTGTAGTCCCTCCTGATGAAGCAACAGGTGCGGTTCCTGTAACACTTGTTATAGTACCATTATTATCTGCTGATATTACACCACTTGATATTGAAATTCCACTTCCAATTTTTACACCACCTAATGTATTTGCGGCTGCTGTTGGTAATGTATAATTAACTGTTCCTGCTGCATCTACTCCTAAAGATGTTCTTGCAGCACCTGCACTAGTAGCTCCAGTACCTCCTTTTGATATTGGGACTGTGTCTGATAGTGTAGAACCTGCTGCTGTTATTGTAATATTTGCAGAACCATTAAAACTTACACCATTAATATTTCTAGCTGTTTCTAATATTGTAGCCGTAGCTGCGTTACCACTTGTATCTGCTGCTGTAGCATCTGTTTGTGTAGTTACAAAGGTGTGAATTTGATCTGCAGTAGCTAGACCTGTTCCTGCATCTGCTATTGTTGCCGTTGTTATTGCTAATGAGGGTATAGGACCATTACCATTTGTAATTGCTATTTGATCTCCTGTAGTTGTTTGAATTGCTGTAATATCTCCTACTGTTGGTGTAATATACTCCAAAGCATTTCCTGCTCCGTTTACTGATAGAATTTGACCTGCTGTGCCTACTGAAGTTAAATTTGTACCACCCTTACTTATTGGGACTGTGTCTGATAAAGTTGAACCTGCAGCTGTTATTGTTATAGCAGCACTACCATCAAAATTAACACCATTAATTGCTCGAGGAGTTGCTAATACAGTAGCACTATCAGCTAAAGTAGCAGTAGCAGCGTTTCCAGTTGTGTTTTGGTTAAATGTTGGAAATGTAATATTACTAGTATCTCCAATTGTAGGAGATGTTAATGTTTTATTTGTTAATGTTTGAGTACCTGTTAATGTAGCTACGGTTGAATCAATATTTAAAGTAACATTACCTGACGTACCTCCTCCAGTTAATCCTGTTCCTGCAGTTACCCCAGTAATATCACCTGTTGTAGAAGTAGCATATTCTAATCCATTCCCCGCGGCATTTACTGTTAATACTTGACCTGCAGTTCCTATAGAATTTAAACCTGTTCCACCTCTTCCAGTTATTAAGACAGAAGATAAAGAAGCAGCAGTTCCAGATGTATTTTGATTCCAAGTAGGAACTGTTCCTGTTAAACCTGTATATGCTACATTTGTAGCTGTAGCAGCGTTTCCACTTGTATCTGCTGCTGTAGCATCTGTTTGTGTAGTTACAAAAGTATGAATTTGGTCAGCTGTTGCTAAAGAAGTTTCCCCATTAGCTATAACTCCTGTTACTGCTGAAATAGCAGGGTTTGGACCTGTACTATTTGCTACTGTTATTTGGTCTGTTGTTGCAGAAGTTACTTCTGTTACATCTCCTGTTGTTGGTGTGGTATATTCTAAAGCATTTCCTGCTCCGTTTACTGATAGTACTTGACCCGCAGAACCTAAGGATGTTAAATTTGTACCACCTTTTGCAACTGTAACTGTATCAGTTAAGGTTGAACCTGCAGCAGGAACAGTTATAGCAGCACTACCATTAAATGCTACCCCATTAATATTTCTAGAGGTTTCTAATGTAGTTGCTGTAGCTGCATTACCCGTAGTATTTTGATTAAACGTTGGAAAAGTATTTCCTGCACCTGTTAAATCCTTATTAGTCAGTGCTTGAGTTGATGATAATTGAACAATATTACTATTTGTAATGCTTGATATTTTAGTTGATGTAGCCGCATTACCTGAAGTATTTGCTGCTGTTTCGTCTGTTTGAGTAGTTACAAAGGTGTGAATTTGGTCTGCTGTAGCTAATCCAGTACCTCCATTTGCAATCGCTGCTGTTGTTATTGCTAAAGATGGTATTGGACCATTACCATTTGTAATTGCTATTTGATCTCCTGTAGTAGTTTCTATAGCAGTAATATCCCCAACAGTTGGTGTAATATATTCTAGGGCATTTCCTGCTCCATTCACTGATAATATTTGACCCGCTGTACCTACTGAAGTTAAATTTGTACCACCCTTACTTATTGGGACTGTGTCTGATAGTGTAGAACCCGCTGCAGTTATTGTTATAGCAGCACTACCATTAAAACTTACACCATTAATATTTCTAGCTGTTTGTAGGGTTGTTGCAGTTGCTGCATTGCCTGTGGTGGATTGGTTAAAAGTTGGGAATGTATTACTAACACCTGTTAAATCTTTATTAGTTAGTTCTTGAGTTGCCGTTAGTTGGACAATATTAGCATTAGTAATAGAAGCAATTTTTGTAGAAGTTGAGGCATTACCCGATGTATCTGCTGCTGTAGTATCTGTTTGTGTAGTTACAAATGTATGAATTTGATCAGCTGTTGCTAAGCCTGTTCCAGCATTTGCTATTGTTCCTGTTGTTATAGCTAAAGACGGTATTGGGCCATTACCATTTGTAATTACCATCTGATCACCCGTAGTTGTTTGAATTGCTGTAATATCTCCTACTGTTGGTGTAATATATTCTAGGGCATTTCCTGCTCCATTCACTGATAATATTTGACCTGAAGTTCCTATAGAAGATAGACCTGTTCCTCCTCTTCCAGTTATTAAGGTAGCAGATAAAGAAGCAGCTGTACCTGATGTATCTTGGTTACCTGTTGAATTTACACCAGGTAAGCTAATATTTGCAGAACCATTAAATGATACTCCACCAATTGTTCTGGATGTTTGTAAAATTGTAGCGGTTGCAGCATTTCCTGTAGTAGATTGGTTAAAAGTAGGGAAAGTATTACTTGCACCTGTTAAATCTTTATTAGTTAGTTCTTGAGCACCAGTTAAAGTTACTACAGTAGAATCAATTGCTACTGAAGGGGAAGGTCCTGAGCTGTCTGTAACAGTAATACCAGTTCCACCTAATACAGAAGTTATATCTCCAACAGTAGATGTAGAATATTCTAATCCATTTCCTGCGGAATTTACTCTTAATACTTGTAAAGCACTACCTAATGAAGTTAAATTGGTACCACCTTTACTTATTGGTACAGTATCAGTTAAGGTTGAACCTGCAGCTGGGACAGTAATAGCTGAAGAGCCATTAAATGAAACTCCATTAATATTTCTAGATGTTGCTAATATTGTTGCGGTATCTGCATTTCCAGTTAAATTACCAATAAATTCTCCTAAAAATCCACTTGCAGTAACATCGCCACTTGCACTTATATTACCTGAGGCAGTTATATTAGATAATATTGCATCACTGCCAGATACAATTACTTTTTTCCAATTTGGCATAATATTATTTTATTGTGGTTGGTTACTCAATATGAGTCCACTTCCCGGGGGCCAACAATTTATGATAAATATCAACCTCTACTTAGAGATTTTACGTCCTTTAGAAAGTTTAGTGTTTTCTTGGGGAGGTCCTTGTTGAAGTTTATTTATATGCATTTCTACTTTATCCTGTAGTGCAACTAATAATCTAGCTTCTTTACCTAATATGGTTACTGTTTCTAATCCTGATCTTAGGACAGATAACTCTGTTAAATTAAACATAACTATTATTAATTTTAATTAGTATATTGATCTTGGAGTTTTATTACTAAATTATAAATAGGTTCTATATCAGCTCCTTTAAAGGTGCTGTTTTTTACCATATTTAATAATACTTCTAATTCTTTTTTAGTAAGTTTATTTGATTCCTGTTTTGGTTTTTGGAGACTAATCCTATCTTTCAATCCCATTTTTATAACTTTTTTAATTTTTGATACTATTGACAATGAATATAATAAAAATTATGAGTAAATCCAAATTTCTCCTAAAGTATTATTAACATAGATATTACCTGATTGTTTTATTATAGTTTCATTTACACCACTTACACCTGCAGCATTAGGATTTGTTATTGCTGAACCCGAAGTTAATCCCATATAAGCTTGAGGATTAAAGTCTGTAGTTGATTCTGCATCAAATGCTGATTTAATAGCCCATCTACTAGTAGAACCATTGTAACCAAATAATTGACCTACATTTTGTGTATTTTCTGTTTGAATTACAATACCACCTTGATTACCTGAAGTTGAACCTGAGTTGATTAAAATATATCTATCTTCAACTAATAATGTTGTTGAGTTTTGAAATGAAGCTGTACCTTGTACTCTTAAATCACCTGGTATTTTTACTTCATCTGTACCTGCTCCAATAGTAATAAGATTAGTACCTTCTGTGATTTTAGAATCTACAAATGTACCTGCACTGTCATCCCATTTAACTAATTTTTGATCAGTTAAAGAACTTGCACCTGCTACTGAAACTGTAGCTGCTGTAGAACCATTAAAAGAAAATGATGAAACACCTGTTCCTTGAGTTAATGCTGCTGTTGTTGTAGCACCTGTTATACCTGTTAAACCTGACCCATCACCTGCAAATGAACCTGTGAATGAACCTGTAAAAGAATGTCCTGTAAAAGTACCTAAATTTGGAGCAATTTTAGCTGTTGTAACTGCATCATCTGCAAGTTTACCTGTTGTCACATTTAAATCAGTTATTTTTACTGTTGTAACTGCATCATCTGCAAGTTTACCTGTTGTTACATTTAAATCAGTTATTTTTACTGTTGTTACTGCATCTGTGGCTAACTGGCCTGTACCAATACCTAAATCTGTTACTTTAACTCCTCCTGATCCTACTGTTAATGTAGCACCATCTGCTTCAACAGCAACAGTTCTTGCAGTTCCACCATCATAGCTAAAATCAACAATACCATTTCCGTCAGTTAAAGGTTCTAATGAACCTCCACCTCCACCACCACCATAAGAACCTGTTCTAAAGATGTGACCTGTTGCAGGATCAACCATTAAAGTTCTTAATGATGTGCTACTATTTGTAGGAACAACGGATGCTGTTATGCTTGCGACCTCAATACTACTTCCTGAGACTAAGACTTTTTTCCAATTTGCCATTTTATTTTATTTAATATTTTTGTTATACATATATGTTTTTTTATAATCCTACCCAAAAGTTTGAGCCTGAAAATATTAGTCCTCCTTCTATTGCAGATGGGGTATAAGGTAAATCACCAAATACTGCTACTCCTTTATCATTTATTTTAAATGTTTCTAAGCTAGCACTTTTTATTAAAAAAGAATTTGAATCAGAAGAACCAGTTATTTCTAAACTTCCACTTAATTGAATTAACCCTGTTGATTTTTTAAATATTAATCTTGGGTCTCCATTAAAACTTCCAGCATCGTTAAATTGTATTTGTGTTGTTAAACCCCCGGGGGTTGCTGTTGATGCAGCATCAAATGTTATACCAGTATCACTTGTTCTTGTTATAGTAACATTTGTACCTCCAGTTAGTTTTACATCGTCAAAAGTAAAAGTGTTGTCAATAAGTCTTAGACTAGGATTTGTTTCACTAATAGTTCCACTTAATGTTATTATAGCAGCACCATTACCACCACTTATTACTATATTGTTATCACCTATTACATATCCAGTACCTGGGTTATTTATTGTAACTGTTAGAACTCCTCCTCCTTCCACTACTGTGTCAACTGTCATACCTGTTCCAGATCCACCTGTAGTTGCTACACCTAAAGCTGAGATGTAATTTTCACCCATAGGTGGAGCATTTACTGTAGCACTAGGAATAGTTCCAATTGCTAAATAATCATAAGTAGATGTATTTAAAGCATGGGATGAAGTTATCGCATATGAAGCTGTTAATTCATTTATTGTATTTGGGGCAGCATTAAAGGATGATGCTGAAATATACCCACTTGAACTTATATTGTTAGATGCTGTTATATTACCTACTATTGTATTACTACCAGTAATTGTAAGTGAACCTGATATAAATGCTGCACCTTCAACTAAGACTGCACCTTTATCTGTGGATTGGGATACCGATAAAGTATACCCGTTAAATAAGTTTTCATTTCCTCGATATCCAATTGCTACTTGTTTATCTAAGGTTGTTTCGTCTTTTACATCTAAATCATCTCCAACTATTACATCATCACGAAAACGTACACTACCTGAAAATCTAGTAGAACCATAAGATGCATTTTTAGTATCAAATGTTATAGACGAACCTGTTACTGTAAGTGAACCTGATATTTGTAAATCGTTTGTTGTAGCATAATATGAACCTGTTTGGGCAAATATATCACCACTTACCGAACCTGTATTTACTGTTATTGCGAATTGATCACCATCTGCTTTTGTAAATGTTATTACATTTGATGATATTGATGCTGTTGTTAGTGTGTTTGCTATTGATCCAGTTTGTACTATAACAGGAAATGTAGAACCATCTCCTTTAGTAAAGGTTACTGTGTTATCAGCCGCAGATGCAGTTATTAATAAAGAACCTGAGAATGCATTAGGGGATAATGATGATAAGTCTATTGATTGAGAAGTATTAGGGTAATAATGTAATTTTAAAGTATTACCATCTAATGAACTAGAGTAAAATAATGAAGAAAAATTCCCATCAACTTCAGTAAATGTTAATTCAGATCCCTTTATATTTCTAAGAATAATAGACATACGCTTTTATTATAAATATTATTTAGTTAGTTTTCGTATGTATTCAATCATTATTATTTGGTTCTATTGTATTTCTAGGAATAGGAGGGGTTGTTGATAGACTAGTAACTACTTCATTATTAATATTTACTACTGATTTACTACTGTATTTTGAAATAGATGTCATACTTTTTTGTATATTTTGTGGAATTAAATACCCATATAAATCTAATTGAAATGTAGCTTTTACTGTTCTTTCTCCACCTTGGACTATTTCTACAGGTGTAGCAAAGCTATTAATTATTGCTTTAAATTTAAACCTTTCTGGGTTTCCCCAATATGAATCAGACGCGTATTGAATGTTTTCAATCAACGTGTTTAGTTGTTCCACGTAGTACGTTGAAACTACAAAGTCATACGTTATTTTCACGTAATCTGGCATAATAACCGCATAATATTCTTTGAGTGGTGTTCTATTATTTAATAGATTAAAATTACTGTAAGCATCTTTAACACTATATGGTTTTTCAAAAACATGAATGTTGTTTGGGTTATTAGAATCTAATTTAATTGATAAATTCCTTAATTTTTCAAAATTATTTCTTTTAAAGACAATAATAGGCATCATAATTTTACCTTTTAGATCTCTATAAAATCCATCTTTTTGGATTTGTTTCCATCTTTCAGGATTACCATATATAACAGGGACATTTAACCTTGACCCATTCTGTAGTACTGAAGGTTTAATGACATTATCAAAATAATAAAATATAGCTTCATCAATTTCTTTAAAACCTAATGTTAAGGGTTTTGTATTATCTCCTTTATATGATATTTGAGCACCTCTATTTTCATTAAAAGGAACTTCACTATTAGGGTTACCAGTAGGGGAAAAACCAGGTGCGCCTAAAGGAGGAACATATGGAGTTTGTTGTGAAAGACTTAATTGTCTTTGAGTTTTTGGTATTGGTTTTCTTCCTTTTTCTGTCATTATATATATCTTTCTCTAGTAATACCTACTTTATCAGCGGGTACATAATGAGTTTCACAAATAATTGAAATACTACTTCCAAAATTTTCTAATCCTGGATTAAAATTTCCAGGTTCATTAGGGTAATCTGGGTTTTTACCTGTAAAATATTGGTTTGATACTATTGTATCTACTTCATAATATCCTTCTTGGTATAAAATAATATCACCTACTTCAGGGACTAAATTAGCTCCATAATTATGGTCACCTTTATCAAAGTTTTTATTAAAATCTTTTGATGCTTCTAATAAATCATCTCTTAAAAATTTAAACGTAGCTCCCCAACTAAAATCAGTACCTAAATCAGTTTCTGGGTATTGTTGGTCTCGTCTTTCTATTATACAATTTAATAAAACAGGACCCATATAGTATTTTTCTTGTGCGGATTCACCATAAATGTTAACATTTGTTTCTTCTACTTTATATTTGTAGAATGCACATTGTTGAGTAATGATATTACCCATTAATTCCCTATTTATATGCCTAAATAGGCTTATATCTCTTTGTCCACCGTATAGTGCCATATTAACCTATGTAAATTACATTAGGAACTTCTTCAAGTTCTATTTTCCTAAAATTTGTTTCTAGTGATCTTCTTTCAAGTAATTTTTCTCTAGAAGTTTCATCTAAATATGCTCTTAATCTATCTATTAAAGCTTGTTTTTCTGTTGTAGCTGCTGTTATTAAATCAGCTTCATTTAATTGTACCTCAGAACCTGGTATTGGTACTGTATCGTATTTACCTCTAATATATCCTAACATTTCTTTACATAATGCTAATGTATATTCAAATATCCAACTTCTACCTACTGAATTTATTTTAGTATATGTTGGATTAACATAAGGAACTCTACTTACATCATTTATCTTACCAGGAAGATCTTTAATAGAATTTGCTATTCTTTCTGATTTAAGTAAAAAATCAAAATATAAATTAGGAGCGTATATTGTACTATTCGCTGTTGGTATGGGAAATATTCTTAATTTATTATTGTGAATTTCAAATGAAAAATTAGATTTTCTAATCATATCATTTAATTCTATCTGTTGTATTACTTGTAAATCGTAATTTATAGGCATTAATACAAAGTTAATAGCAGGAGAATAATTACCCCACCCAAAACTATCCATTACATTCATAATGCCTGCTCCTGATCCTACATATGGATCAAAAAATTTTATAATAGCAGGATCACCTTCAAAAAATACTTTTTTAATTTCTAAATCACCCTTTAAATATCCATTTTCTACGGCCCAAGCATCTAAATCATATTCTTGTTTACCTGTTTCTAAACGAATTGCTCCTTGTTTCCAATCTACATTACCACCTGTTCCTGCTTCAGTACCATATTGTTCTGATAATTCTATTACTCTAGCTAAACTAGGAGTTACTATTGAATTATTAATATCTATTGTATCATCCGCCCCATCTAGGGATAAATAGTTTTCTCTAATTTTATATGCATATACTTCATTACCGTATACTGTAACTGCTTCTTCAAAAGCAGCAAAAAAGTTTAAATCTTGTAATTCAACATCTACAATAGGATATCCTAGTCTTCTTGCTGAGAAAACTGATACTTTATTTGCATCTGTTTGAAATTCTATGTCTGTATCATAAAAACCAAAAGGTGTATCTCCTGGGTGAAATGAACTAGATCCGGGCCATATTGGAATGTTTGCCATTGTTTTTTTTGTTAAGCGTTTACAATTACGTATTCAACATCTATACTGCTACTCATTGGATAGACTTTTATTGATGTTAAATCTGAAGAAAGTGTACCATTAAATGAACTACCACTTACTTCTGCTCCTGACCACACTAAAGATGTGGTTGGGTTTAATTTTTGTGACCAATATTCATCTCTTGAGCTACTAAATGTAACTGCTAGAGAACTTGAATTATCTAAATTAGTAATTCTTGCATATTGAATACTACTTGATGGAAAAGTACCTGCTCCTGGTACTACACCATTTATGTTAATTAAATCAACTGATGATGTATGTGGAATAGTAACTATTCTTCTATCAACGTTAGTAACATTTTTAATTTCAACTATATTTTCATATAGTGTGCTTATATTTCGAACTACGTGCTCTTCTTTAATTTTAACTTTGAATGTAGTTGGTGTAAGTGTTGATGCCATACTTATTTTTATTATAAATATGCGGAAATTATTACTTCCTTCCCTTAGAGCCGGAAGTTTTTAATTTTATTCCACCTAATATTTTTTCTTCATAATATTCAATTAAATCTTCTACAATAGGATCTCTATGATTTTCAAGTAATTTAATAGATTCTAGTTTTTTTATTTTGCAAGCTGCTTTATATATAAATCTAAATCCAGAATCTGCTTTATTTTTTAAATCAACTTGGTGGTCATCTCCACATATAATCATTTTACTTCTTTTACCTATTCTAGTTATAATCATTTCCATTTGTTCATGAGTAACGTTTTGTGCTTCATCTACTATAATGCATGAATCTACAAATGTTCTACCTCTCATAAATGATACAGGTACAATTTCTATTTTTCCTTCTTCAATGAATTTTTCTACTTTAACTTTATCATAAAGTAAAAACATATTTTGGTAGATAGGTTGAACCCAAGGATCCATTTTTTCTCTTAAATCACCAGGTAAAAATCCAATTTCTTCTTTTGATACTGTTGGACGTGTTATTATTACCTTATCATAAATTCTCCTAAATAGACCATCTAACGCTATTTGACATGATAATAACGTTTTACCTGAACCCGCTGATCCAGCAAGTAAAGTAATAGTATTATTTAATATTTTTTCTTTTGCTAGTTTTTGTTCTTCATTTAGTTGAAGTTTAAACTTAATTGGATTTTTAGGAATTCTTTTTTCCTTATAAATCTCATCTGTGTGGGGTTTTGATGCCATATATTTGTAAAAACTGTTTATTGATTATAAATATTTAAGGAAAAAAAAGAGGCGCAAATAGCGCCTCTCTTTATTAAAAATTATACAGTTACTCTTATAGAGTGTTTAATCCACCTATTTGGATTTTTCCGTAAAATTCTGGTCTTACTACTTTCTTAGCATATCTAGTTAATAGACCTTTTCTTGGTGTAAACGTATCTGGATCGTATACCATTGGAGTCATAATTAATGGAATGTATGGAGCAAATACTGCACCAGCTTCCAAGAATTGTCCACCTCTATATCCCATAAGAATTGTATTCTCTGTCATATAAGGGTTTTTGTATACATCATATCTACTGTTCATCTGTCCAGCTTTCTGAACACCAAACGCATACTTCATCTTAGCAGCATCACCATCAGAATTTGAAGCAAATCCTGGGATTGATTCAAGAATAGTTGCTACTTTTGGAGAAATTACCATAAAGTTAGCACCACCTCTTAAAGTTTTCTGGTGAATCTCGTTAGATAGTTTTTGCATTTTAGTTCCTAAAGTTTGGAACCACTGACCTTGAGAGTTATAGAATCCTAAATCAGCTTGTACTACACCTGTTGCAGAAATAGCTTCGTTATTATTAGCACTCCAGTACTCTGTAGTTGGAGCAGCATCTAATAGCATTGCTAAAATTTCTAGATCAATTTCTAATGAAATGTATTCACTCATAATTGATGTTAATTCTGCTTCTGCATCTAGAGAATGGTAAGCATTTAAATCTTGAGCAAACTCAGGAGTCCAAACAGCTTTTAATTTTCTAGTTTTAGCTACGATAGCTTCACTTCTCATTTGTACATTTACTTCTGGGATAGTGATTGGGTTGTTGTTATTGTTTAGGTTGTTGTTACCTTCTTCAAAATCACCTCTATCAGCATCAGTTGGTTGTAATGTATATATTAATGAAGCAACACCTGCAGCACCTGCTGGATCAATAGATCCACTAGTAACGATAAAGTCAATAGTTGTAGCAGTTTGTTTAGTAAACTGTGGGAATTGTTGAGCTACTGTTGGACCATTTGAACCTGAAAGGTAAAATCCTTGAATAGCTTCATAATCAGCATTTGCACCTAAAGCTGCTTTTTGTATTGTACATACTTGTACTTGAGTAGCACCTGAACCAGAGATTCTTGTTAAAAAATCACTATCAGCATCTAAATCTGAGTAAAAGTTAGCGGAAGATGTTGCCATGTTTCCAGCTGCTATTACTGAAGATGTGTTGTTGATTGAATAACCAAATCTACCAGCACCATAAAGACCACCTGTATTTGTGTTACCAAATCCTGGAGGAGTTTGACTTGGATCACCGTATAAAGATGAACCATCAGAAAATGGAGTTTTTGTAGTACCATATTGGAAATCTAGGAAAAATACTAGACCAGAAGGTAAGTTCATTGGTTGAACAGAAACAAATTCCTTTGCTGCTATTTGTCCAAATACTTTTCTTACCAATGGTAAAGCTACACCAGCCCATTGTGCTCCTGTTCCAGGAGTAAATGTACCAGCACCAGCACCACCACCTGTGCTACTTTCTTCCATAACTAATTGCTTAGCTTGGTTTTCTAGGATCATAGACATATTGTTTTTGTTGGTTTCGTTTCCGATACCTTCTAACAATCCTGTCTTGTCCCACTTGTTTGCTAATCTAGCCGCATCACTTTGTAGCGACTTATAAGGATTAGCACTTTCTAAAAGGGAGTTTAATTGACTCATTTTATTTTGTGTTTTATTTTTAATTTATAATTTATTTTATACCTGCAAGTTTCTGAAATCTAGAAACCATTTCGTTTGATTCAACTATAGGTTGTTTTTTAGATGTTTTAACATTACTAATACCTCTAGAAGCGGAACCTACGATTCCTTCAGTAACTGAACTCTTATATTTCACTTTCATGTTTTTATCTAGAGTTTCGTATACTAATTTTACTCCTTTGACGTCATTTGCTTTGTCAAACGCTTCTAAAACTTTACCTTTTTGTTTCTCAGTCAATGATTTTGATTTAAAAATCTTGTTTGTGTATAGAAGTTTTGCGTTTAGTAAATTTACTTCATGCAATTCAGATTTTAGAACATTAATAGTGTTATATGCTTCCTCTAATTCCATTTCTTCTTTGAAGAGACCTTTCAATTTGTCTTTTAAACTTTGTGATAGTTTTGAAATATCACCTTTAAAAGCTTTCATGAAATCTTCATCGTATTTATTTCCTTTAGTGTAGCCTAAATTGACACTAGCACTAGTATTAATCTCCTCAAGCTCATCACCTTCTGAAATTCCAAGGGCTTTTTTAAGTGAATCTTTCAAAGTTGATGATAATTGCTTAACATCACCTTTTACTGCTTTCATAAAATCCTCGTCATACTTGTTAGTTTGTCCTCTTTTAACAGAAGTGCTAATAGGGTTACCTACTGCTTCTTCCATTTTATCTTCGTCTTTCATTTCTTCCGAAATTTCTATTTCGTCTTCAACTTCTACTTCGACTTCTTCGTCTTTTGCTTCAAATTCTGTACCAGCTTCTAATTCACCAGCACTAACCATATCAGCGATAACGTCTTCAATGAATGATTTTAAATCATCATCTGACATATCGTCAAGATTTAATTCATCATCTTCCATATCTTCTTTTTCATCTTCCATACCGTCATCATAGCCTTCTTCTTCAGCATCGGTTTCTTCGTCTTCTGAAATCTCGTTATCAATTTCAGCTAAAATTTCATCTAGATTAACTTCTTCGTCCTCATTTATTTTTCTATCCATCTCTGTTGCTTTAAGAGCACCAGCTTCAGGTTTGCCATCTTCGTCTTCTCCATGTCTCATGTCTGGATCAGTCATTTCTTCTCTCATTGAATCATCTTCTTCATAAGATGAACCACGCATTTCTTTTACGTCGTCTTCATCTGCAGAATCCATTTCTTCGAGCTTAGCAGCAAGCATAGATTTAAGTTGGGGAGTGAAAGCTTCTTCTAGAGCAACTTTAGCATTTGCAATTGCTGATTCTTTGACAGCTTTTGCATCGGCGATAGCCTCTTTTAAAAATTCTCTGTTCATTCTTCCTAAATTTATTTTTGTTGGGAAAGTACGTTTATTGTGTTAAACGTAATAGTAATTAAACATTTTGTCTAATACCGTATAGAAACGGCATATTTACGAGTATACGTATATGAAAATTATTTAAAGTCAAAAAAACCCAGAAATTTCTTCCCAGGTTTTTGTGCTAGCAATTATCTCTTAACTCCTACTTTTTATTTGAAAAAAGTTGAATTAAAATAATTAGGGCTATGACCCCAACAAATCCTCCGTCACCTAGGGCTTTAATAAGCTCCATGACATTGGCTACTACACTGGTACCAAATACTCCTACTCCGAATATTACTTCAGCTAAGATACTTAGTGATACAAAGGATAATAGAATTGTTGTTATCCCGCCTAAAAAACCTGTTATTTTGTTCATTATTTCTTCCATGATTAAAAGTTTAGTTAATAATTGAGTTAATGCAACTATTGTTGAAACAAGTTAAATTTTTTTGTATGTTGTTATTGCTTGAGGAAAACTATAAAACTGATTAGTTTTTATTTTCTTTTTTTACTATGGGCCGCACTTTTAATTATACGTTCTTCCATTCTAGCTACCTTGATTTTTAGCGATGTATTTTCCTCTATAAGTATGTTTTGTTTTTCTTCTAGAATTTTTAGTTTAGATCTTAGTTCTTCTATAACTTTTAGAGATAAGTTATCTTCTCGTTTAATTTGATCATTTTTTTGGTCCATCCTCTTTTTGATGATATTCCAAATTTCTTTAATCCCTAAGGCTGATATAAGTGCAATTAATATTGGTTCATCCATAGTTCTATATAATGGGGCAGCTGCCATTTGAGCATAATATTTCCGTTATAATAGAACTTATTTTTTTATAGGGGTTAGTATTAATTTCTTTTCCTTCTTTAATAGTTTTCATGTATGAACCAGGATTTGAAGGGGTTGATACAAAATCCCAACATAATAGTTCAAAATCATCTTGAACTTCCATTAATTCTCCTCTTTGTTCTAATGAACCCATTCCTCGTGATGATACACCACAAGTAACTCCACTATCAATTAAAGCTTTTAATATATTTCCAGATGGTGTAGGTAAAATTTCTATCTTACCCATTACGTTATCTCCATCCCACCACATATCTTTTATATTGTGTGAAACATTTTTTAAATTTACAACTTGAGATTCTGGGTGGTCTAATTCTCCCATTGCTCTATTTTGGTCTACTAGTTCTCTGTATTTGTCTATTTCTCTGTCCCATAGATCTTTAGAATAATACCTACCGTTACCATTTTTAATTTCAGCTGTAGCTAAGATACCTTCTACTAAAGGATTACCACTTTCAGACATTTTACCTTCTGATAGCATTCCTTTAACAGGTTTAAACATTTGTGTTTCTATAAGTACTTGCTTCATAATTTCTTATTGTGGTAAATTCATTCCTATTTCTGCATCTCTTGCAGGATTATCTACGTTTAAATCAACTACATCGTCTGAACCTAAATCTTCTTGAACTTCGGTATCCTCTTCCATTACCTCTTTCTTCTTACCACGCATTTTTTCGTAAAGCTTTTCCATTTTAGCTTTTTCTTTCATCAAAATTTTAATTTCTTTTTGGATTTCTTTAATTTTACCTTTATCCATTAATTCAGCAAGATCTTCATCTTCTGATATCATTGAAATTCTTGTTTCTTTTGTTGAAATGATTTCTGCTAATGCTTCAATTTTTGCTTCTAAAGCAACTACTTTTGATTGTTTGTCTATTTCAGCAAGTTTAGCAATGTATCCTGGTTTTTTACCTTCAGCTAAGTACCCTGTTCCTACTTCTCCTTTAGGAAAATCTTTTTTAGTAGCTTCTCCATATCCACCACCTTTACCAGCGTCTTTAACCATTTTACCTTTACCTAATCCTGGGTAGTCCTCTGTGTAGCCAATTCCTTTAACACCAAATTGAGCTTCTTCTACATAGTAAGATGGATTTTTATCTAAGTTTTTAATTACTAAATCAATTAATTCTTGTTTAGTTTTATCTGCATTGGCTTCATCTGTAAGTTCTGTGTAGTACCCTTGACGGAATTGCTCACCTGCTACATTATTAAGAAGTTTATCATCTTTATAATCGTATCCTTTTTTAGGCGCTTGTAATTCTTCAACTTCTTTAGATGTTTTCTTTTCTATTGCTTTAGCTTCTTCTAGAAATTTAGCAAATGCTGTTTCATATCCTTCTTTTTTCCTTTCACTAAGTGGGTTATTTAAAGGTTTTAAATCTACATAATTTTCACTAATAATATGATTACGTTTTAAACTATCAATAGTTTCATTAATGTTAGCTGATGTACGAACAAAATTAGGGAATTGTCTCTTAGCATCTTTTATAAATGAATTATCGTGACCTTTTCCTTCTTTAATTAAATTATATTGTTCTTGTAATGTTTTTCTCTTCATTATGTTGGTTTTAGTAGAGATTTAATATCTCTTAAATAATCAATGACTAAATCAGTTGATTTAACAACTGCATATGATGAAGGATTATCATTGTAATAATCTAAAGTTTCATCTTTTGCGTTGCTTATCATCTTATAAATATCGTTAAGTTCTTTCTCAATTACACTAAATGCTTCTATTCTTTGTTTTTGGAACTTAACTTGTGGGGTATCATCTTCAAATAATTGTTTTACTTCAATACCTGAATTTTTGATTTTTTTAGGAACTAATGAATATTTAAATTGTTTTACATATGCACTATCTTTAACCCCATCACTACTTGCTTTAGGTCCTGGTCCTAATGTAGCCCCAATGTCTTCTTTAATTTCGTTTAATGGCTCTTTATTTTCAATTAATAATTCACCTAAAACTTCAATTTTACCCATAACTTCTTGAAATGCTATTGGGTCAATGTCCATACCATCTTTGGTAGATTCACTTAGTTCTTCTAAAAATCCTTTATATTCTTCAGTAAATTTGTCTTTATTAAAATTACCATCTGATGCTTCTTTATAGTAAGGGGATTTAACCTTAAAATGGTGATACGTTAACATCGAATTACCACCTTTTTCTTTAGCATTTTCTGCTATTTTATCTGCACCTTCACCTCTGCCTTCAGCAAATTCTTCCATTTCCTCTAATGAAATGTCTTCTTTTACTTCTTCATAACCCATTTCTTTATATGCTTTAATGTTTGGTTTTTTACCTTTTAATCTAAAAGCATAAGGTGTAGCGTATTGCATTCCTGTACCACCACTAAATGAAGCAGCTCCGGCACCACCACCAGTTGTAGACATTTCTTCTACAGAAAATGTTAATTCTTTCCCTAGTTCATCACTATATTGTTTTTTTAGTGCTGATATGTAATTCCTAAATAAAGTAAAATTTTGATTTAGTGTAGCTCTCATACCAATTGTATTGCTGTTTTCAGCATTTAAGCCTTTAGCAGCTTTTAAAATATCTACAAATCTATTATCTAAATCATCTAAAAAATCTCCAAAAGTCATGTTTTTAGCTTCAGTAATAGATTCTTTTAATCTTGATACACGTTCGTATTCTTTTGGATATGTCTTTCTAACGTGTGTTCTGAATGCATTAAATAATTTAGCTATGTCTCTAGCGAATCCGTCTATTACAACATCATCTTTAGCTTTACCTTCTTTTTCTAAATCATTTAAAAAATCTTTTGCCTTTAATAATGCTTTGTATACAGATGAAAAATCAGCAGCATCTATTATGTCCCATTCGATTCTACCTGTTTTATCGTCAATAGCAGAAACCGTAGATTTTTTACCCATTCTAATCGCTGTATCACCTACTTCTATTTCTTTAAGCCTATAATGATGCATGAACTTTGTTTAATTCATTTAAAAGACTGTGGTATTGGAGTAGGTCTACTAAATGGTCGGTTTTTACTTTATCTTTTTTATTTAATTCATTTATTAATTTAGAAACTTCTTCTAATTTAATTTGAATGATTTTATCTTTAGTAACTTTAATCTGTTCTGATATTGTCTTTTTAATATTTTGTACTTCAGTATTATAAAAATCCTTTAATGATGAAGTATTATCTACAGAATTAATAAATTCTTTTAATATTCTTTTTTGTGTTGGAGATAAATCTGAATATTTTTCATTAAACTTTTCTAATAATATTCTGTAAGTTAAAATACGAACATCCTTATCATATGATTTAAATTCTTCTATAATATCACCCTTAACATTATCTCTTTCTATGGGTGTGCTTGTAAGATGTTCTAAAATAATAACTTTATTATCAACTATTTGGTTAGGATCTGTTGGATTTTCAGTATTGTATACTTCAAATAAAGTATAAAGTGAAGCATATGTTTTATAATCTGATATTTTTGTTTTGAATAAATCTGCTGTATTATAATTTTCCTTAAGTTCTTTAATTAAATTATATTTTTCTTTTCTTAATCTTGTTCTATTAAGTTTTTTAGAAGATTCAATCACCGTATTTAATATAGCATTAGCTTTATTTTCTTTGACATTTTTCCCCTTAAACACCATTTCATATAGTTTATATTCCTTACCTAATTCGGTATTAACAAAATATTTTCTTAATGTGTTTATTGCTGGCGAGTCACCATTGGATAAAGTGTCAGCTGTTATCCTTTTTACTAGTATTTCAAATAATATACCTGTATTTTTGAATTTTGAGTGTTTTATATACATCAATGATTATTTTTTTATAAATATATAAGAATTCCTATTCCTTAATATTAGATTCATCTAAAAATGAAGGTTTATCTTTTTTCCCCTCAAATACTAGGGTTTTTTTGTTAGTAGGAATTGCTTTTAACATATCTTTTTGTTTTAAAAATTCATTATTTTCTAAAGCTAATGGTGATTTTTTAGTAGTATTATAATCATCCTTTGTACCTTTTACTCCTAATCTGTCTTTTCCAAAATTATCATCTTGTGTATTTCTTTTAGATGCTTTTTCATTTGGTCTACCCAATACAGATTTTTCATCATATTTTTCAGGTTCTGGGACATTTCCAGGTTCTTCATACATTCTACCTTTTCCATATAATGAAGCTAAGTCATGTGGTGTGCCATAAGATTTACCTGTTTCTAATGGATCATTACCTTCTGCCTCTATTTGTGCTATTCTAAATTTACGTTTAGCATCTTCTCTAACTAAGTCTCTATATTCATCAAATTTATCTTCACTTAAATGGAATAAATGATCGTAAATAAAGTCTGTTGGAAAAAGATTAGTGTCAGTCATTTGAGCAGCTAGATCCATCTTTTCTTTCATTAATGCTACCCTTTCTTGATCGTAAATAATAGATGGTGTAGTTAATGATAATTCAAAATTAGATAATTGTTCATCTCTATAACCTTGAGTATATAAATGTACTAATGCTATTTTATATAATTCTGATGTTATAATTCTTTGTATACGTTCTATAGTACGAGCAAATCTAATGTCTTGAGCTGCTAATGTAGCTTTACCATCTGTTGTTTCATCATAACCCATAAATGCTTTAGGAACTTTAAGAGCAGCAAATAATTTATCTCTTAAATATTCTACATCTTGAATTCCATCCCATTGTAAACCATTTACATTTTCAATTTTAGTAGATTGATCATTACCTCTTACTGGTATATAAAAATCTTCTAATAGGTTTTGCATGTTGTACTTTAAGTTATATTCACCTGTATTTTGATCTAAATAAGGAGTACGTTTAAGTTTAGTAATTGTTTTTTCCATGAATGCATCTACTTCATTTGGAGGAATAGATCCTACATTCATATAATAAATTCTTTTTTCTGGGGCTCTTACTATTCTATGGATTAACATAGCGTCTTCCATTAAAGTATATTGTTTAAATAATTTACGAGCAGGTTCTATATATGATCTACCATAAGGTAAGAAATTAACATCTGTTAATAATCTAAAATGAGCCATTTCATAATTATCAAAAAATATACCTCTACCACTATCTTGATTAGGTGCATTGTAATAGCCATAATCAGATGCAGCTACACCTTGTGGGTCAAATCTGTATTTTATTTCAGCAGGATTTTCTTTATCTTGACCTTCTAATCTTTCAATATGGAATGCAGTGTAAGGGATAACATTATATACACCAAATTTTTCTGCTATTTCTAATTTTAAGAAAAAATCACCATATTTACACATATTTCTAATCCACATCCATAGATTAAATTCTACATTTAATACATCATAAAATAAATTATATAATATTTTTTGAATATCTTCGTCAGATGATTTAATTGCTATTACTTCACCCATATCATTTTTGAGAGTAGACTCATCGGCTACAATATCTAAAGCAGAAGCTATAATAGCATCTGTATCCATTGCATCATAATCAGAATATAACGAAGGTCTTAAATATTGATAATTAAAGTTAGTTTGTTCACCATATAGCGAAGTAGATGAGTTAGTATAAACTCTATTGAATCTATCTATAAGAGCATTTGTTTCTAAATTCCCTGTTTTTTGTATAGAATTTACATCAAATACTTTAAGTTGATTGCCACCTACATTACGAATCACTACATCTGTAGAGAATAATCTTTTAAGTCTAGGAAATAGTCCTTTATCTGCCATTTTATTATTTATTTATAAATATCATAAGAGCCATTTTATACTCTCATTTTTACCACCTACGTCCATTTTATATGGATTTTCAACACTATTAGTTGAATATCCTCCACTCCAAGTTGTGCTATTAGACTTAACTGCACCTAAAGCGGCTCTAGCTCTGTCTACACTTTCTTGTTGAAATTTTAACGACGTGTCTCGTAGGAACATACCAATCCCAAATGACATAACCAAGTCATCATTGTAACCTCTTTGAGCTTCTGGTCTTCCATTACGCCAAATGAATACTTTCATTTCTTCTAGTAAACGTTTTGAGCGAATAGTTACACTTTTATCGCCAATAAATTCTCTCATTTTATTAATACAAAGAGGTCTTGTTCTCATTGACATTGTAAAACCCGGAGTCATTTCACTATTGCCCTCGTACACTCTAAGATAAGATTGTGCCGTTAGTTGTTCTGATTTAGGAGAATGATATAAGTTTCTATACCCTCTCTCAATTATTGCATCTAGTGTTGCCCACCCTATTGAAGCATTTTCAACTACTAACATTGCATTATTATATTCTGTAGCTAAACCAGTTAAAAAGTATCCAAATTCCTTAGGTGGCATCTGTCCTTTATATTCTGCTACTTGAGTATTAGTTAATACATCCATTACATGGCATGCCGAAAAATCTTTACCATCACCTCTAGCTACATCAGCTGTAATCATATATTCTCTTGAATAATCAGCTGGTTCCCAAATCCATAAATTTTGATCAACACCTCTTCTTTCGGTTGGTTCTGATATAGTGGTTTCTTTAATAAACTCCATCCACTCTCCATAAAATACTACATCACCCGAAGTACTAAAATCACAATCACATTCTTGTGCTGCCATTCTAGGATCACCTAATAAATCATCTTGTCGGTTTCTCCATTCTTGATCTCTTTCAGGATGTACAAACCATGGTAATTTAATAGGTAAAAAATCATTTTCTTGATTTTCTGCAGCTACCCATGTTTTATGAAACCAATTTCCAGTACCATAAGGAGTACTTAATACTATTGCCCCACCACCAGTAGCTAATGTTTGTTGAGCTGAAGCCCATATTTCACCTATATTATCAATAAAGGCTGCCTCATCTATTATTAGAAGTGATACTGCTTCTGATCTACCTGCATCAGATGCTGCTGAAGTTGCTTTTATTTGAGATCCATTTGCTAACCGTAAAGATAATTTGTTATTTTCAGGTGCTGTAATTTTAAGCCATGAAGGTAAATTTTCAAACATGAATTTTACCTTTGTAACCATGTTACGAGCAGTTTCTTGTTTCGTTGCTATACAAAGTATGTTTTTATCCTTATGAAATAACATTAACCATAAAGAATAACCTGCAGACAAAGTAGATATACCTAATTGTCTAGATTTTAAAATAACAGAATATGGGTTATCATTAAATAAGTTTAATACTCTTTCTTGAAATGGGTATAAATTAAATATAACTCTACCTCTTTGAGGGTGTTGTATAAAACAATATTTTTTCATAAAATGTACAGGATCTGAAGCACATTTTAAATATTCTTGTCTTATTATTTTTTTAATATCGCTCATTTAATTGTTGGGTCTATTAAATCAGTAATAGTAGGTTTTTTAATTTTTGGCATTTTAATTTTCCAATACATTTTACCTGATATAGTAGGTACTAAATTAATGTCTACTACAGTTAAACCAAAACCAATACCATACAATGTTTGTTTTTTAGTTTTTAGTATTAATTCTCCTCCTATATTGTTAAAATTACCACCTGCTAATCCTAATCCAGCCCCAATATATAACTCTCTTTTGTTTACTGCACTTTCTTTTGAAATTATTGTAGTAGGGTAAACTAAAGAATATTTTATTCCTCTTGATATTATTTTATTTTGCGTTATAGTATCATTTATTATAAAGGTAACACTATCTTTTGCTAATGTGTCTGCATATGCGTATGCTTTAAAATAATCTTCTAATATAGATAAAGTATCTATAGGGATAGTATCATGTACTTCTATTGTATCATGAATAGTTCTAATTCTCCATTTTACTTCTGTTCTGTATTCTGGGACATAAGTTTTTAGAGTTTTTACAATAGTATCGTACTTAGTTTCTATCTTTACTACTGTACCTTCTTCTGATGGAGATGTAATTTTAGTTCCTTGGCATTCTCTTAAAAAAAGTATAATAATAAGTAATACAACTATTGTTATAGATTGTATATTTCTAAAGAGATTTTTCAAGTTTCTTTAATTCTTTAGTCTTATCTACCATACTATCAAATAATGACTGCTCAGATTTTGTTCTTTCTTTTCTGTCAATTTTTGATATTTTTAGAAGTTCAGACTTATTTTTTTTAAGATCTTTTTTAATTTTATCAATTGCTTCTTTTGTTTTTAAAGCATCTGCCTTTTCTTTAGCTATTGATTTTTCTTTTTTTATATCTGCTGCTGTTGGTTCTTCTTCTTCTCTTATATCAGAAAATTTTTCACCTTTTCTTTCTGCAACTTTATAATCGTCATCTATAAATTTAACTAATCTATTTAATACTTTTCTATAATCCATTCCATCGTATTCATCACCCATCATATCCTGGAATAGATCAACTATTTGTTCCATTTTAGATCTGGTTTGGTAGACTTCTTCAAGATTTTCTCCTGCAGCATCTATAGCTGCTTTTAAAGTATTAACTTTTTCTTGATTTGCATCTAAATCGTCGCCTATACCTTCTGTAAGGATACTTTTAATTTCTAACTTTATTGCATCTTTAAGATCAAATTTTTTCATTGTGGGTATATTTTTGTTATACATATTGCAGAGAAAGTGTTTCTTGTATAGTCTTAATACGTTCTTTTGTAGTACCCTTAATTTTAATTAAATTTTTAATTCTATATTGATATCTATCTAAAAACATATTAATAGTAAAATCTATTAATTCTCTATATTTTGAATCTGTTTCCCTTACACCATTATCTTCTATTCCCACCCCTTCAGGTGAAACATAGAATATATAATCATATTCATGTATTAAACTAGCTGATAATTGTGTAAATTTATCTTTTTCTAGATAGTTCATTGAATCCGAACATTGGGCAAATGCCATAACATCTATAATAGTTCTATCTGTTATAATATTATCCTGCATTAACTCAGCTGCTCGTTCTGATAAGAATATTGTTTGACCTTTTAATGTTGAATCTGTATTTAATGGAATACCCATTGACATTAAATGTTTAGAACGCTCTGTTCTAAAGTTATAATCTTTAAATTCTTCTAATTCTTTTAAGGCATTAACAAGTGTAGTTTTGCCTACACTCATTGTACCACAAAATCCTATTTTCATATTAAAATCTTTCAACCCCTTTCATGGCTGGGTTTTTATACCAAGGAAGACCTTCTCTTTCTTTTATAGACTCACTGTATAATTCTTTATCATATTCAAATCCATATAAATAATATCTTGATTTTTTTCTAACTCCATCTGTTGATCTTACTGCTGGGCCTTCCCAATTGTGAATTTTCCAAGAATCTTCTCCTTCAAATCTAATTAAATCATATTCAAGGTCTTCAACCGTAATTGTTTTTGTCTCACAAAAATAACCTTCTTTTCTTTGTCTTGCCATAATAATGTTTTAATGTAATATACGAAAGATTTTTTAAACAAACAAAGCATTTTCAAAAAACTCTGGGTATGGGTCTTTTGTTTCTTCTAATATACTTTCTGCAACATATATTCCTTGTGCTCCTGATACTGTAATACCTCTTGCACTTAAAGCATCGCCTACAAAGTGTATGTTTGG